CGGAGGTGGAACTCCTGGCGGAGCAGACACCCAAATTCAGTTTAATGATGGAGGTTCTTTCAACGGATCGGCAGGGCTAACTTGGGACGACACCAACTTAGCGGCAACAAGAGCCATCTTTGGAACAACAGCCGCAACCCTTACGGTAGCCGCTGGCGAACTATCCACATTATCAGCGATGGACTCCGGCTCTAACAAATACACCACTCAGTACGATGCTGTTGGGAAACTCCAGGGGCATGTACTAAGCCTCGGTGGATCCACCACGCAGGCTAACAAGTTATACTTCTTATCCAGTTCCGGTGGCTTTTTCGCTGCACAGGCGAACGATGATGATACTGGCGGTAACCAACTATTAGGTGTTGCCTTGGGTACTAACTCCACAAGTAACGGTATCTTAAGAAGAGGAACTGTTAGAATCACAGGCTCTGTAGTCGATGACGAAATGGTAATTGGAGCACCTGTATACGTCTCAAAGACAACAGCAGGCAACTATCAGTTCGCTACTCCATCTGGTTCGGGCGAATATGTAAGGCAGGTTGGCTACTGTTTGGACATCAATGGTGCCGATGTAGACATGCTTCTATTATTTGAGCCATCCGATACATTCATCGAGATTGCATAAATTATCTAGAACTATTGCCTTTTCGTCTCTATTTATAGTGAACAACTATACACATAGGAGCACGTAGTAAATGGGCGAATTTTCATGGGCATATATTAGCGGTGGAGTAACAACAGCAGGACCAGACGGCTCCGTACAATTTAAATCAGGCGATTCTACCCTCAGCGGCACAGGCAACTTTACTTATGATTCTGCCACAGATTTACTCGCTCTTACCGGAAGCATGGAGATTTCCGGCACCTTAACCGCAAATCAATACAACATTAACGTTATTGATAAGACGGTAACAAATCTTTCCGCAAGCGGCGATACAAAGTTTGGCGACACTTCAGATGATACTCATCAGTTCACCGGCTCAGTTTTCGTAACCAATAACTTGTCCGCATCCTTCTTGTATGGTGACGGCACAAATATTGATGGTATCACTGCTACCGATATTTCAGGTAGTAAGGGGCAGTTTAGCACAACCAACGGCGTGATGATCCTTACAGGGAGCACCACTGTTGATGGAACTGTAGAGGTAAGCGGCAATATTAATATCAGGCAAAACGCCAATTTCTTCCAGGGCTTATCAAGCGGAGGTGACAATGTTTCACTAATTGGTGTTAACTCTGACGATGTTATTAGAATCGGTAACCAAGGTTATGATATTCACTTAGCAGACGATGTAACAGTCAGCGGCTCACTGATTGTAAGTGGTGGACTTGGCGACGTGCTTATTGTAGAGGATGATGGTGCCGGTGGAGTAAATGCAACAATTACCGGATCTCTTATAATATCTGGTTCTGGACAGTCTTTAATTACACTTGATACACACGATGCAGATTCACTAAAAGAAATAGTCTTTAACAAAGATGGCTCACCAGCCGCAGCCATCCAAATTAACTCTAATGAGCACATGTTTGTTGAGAACGAGAATGCAAAAGATATTATTCTCAGAACCAACAACCAAAACACCGTTAGAATATTTGGTGCAAATCAAAGAGTCGGCATTGCAAAGACTGGCGTTTCTGCAAACGCTATACTTGATGTCAATGGCGATACAACAGTTTCTGGTTCTCTCACAGTCAGCGGAAGTTCGACAATTGGCTTGAATGGAACTCATGTCGCAACAGTCGGAGGGCAACTAACAGCCTCACAAGGCATTGCTCTTGCTGAGAGTGCTTTTGTTACTTCAAACAAGAACGTTGTTTTTGGCTCAAGTGGCGAATCAGTTATGCAATACAATAGCGGAATTGGCAAGTTAATTATTTCAGGTTCTTCTGGTGCCGCCGGAGGGCTTGATATTCAAGGTGGCAGTATTACACTTGATTTTCCTGCCGGAACTGTTGCATCTGGTACTCTTGCCGGTGAGGGCAGCTACCTTGGACTTGACTCCTCCAATAAGATGGTTCTTACTTCTGCCGCAGGTGGCGGAGGAACACCAGCAGGAGTAAATACTCAAATTCAATTTAATGATGCAGGTTCTTTTGGAGCGTCTGCAAGTCTAACTTTTGATGATACGGCAGGTGCAGAAGAACTCGCACTTACCGGCTCAATGGAAGTAGTAAGTGGCTCAACCCCTGTTTTTGAAATTAACTCAGGCAATGAGAACGACGAGAAGGGTGCAGTTCGTGGACGCATGGTTCAGACCATTGTAAGCCAGTTTGACTTAACAAATGGTAGTTTTGCATCCGCAGGGCGATACGTCCCTCTTAATGGAGCAGCAACTGTATCAAATACACTGGATAGGCAAAATGCACTTTTAACTCCATTCTCTGGAAGACTTATCAGTATTACTTATCATTTCCCTGGTGCAACTCAAAATCCAGCAAATGGACAGCCTCGATGGCAATTGCGTGTTGCAAATGTTAACGAACTCAATGGCAATACTATAAACGCTGCCGTCAGTGAGGTTGCAGTTTGCACTGCATCTTCATGGCCAGGTCAAAACTATGTTGGCGGAGTAAATGTTCAGAATGGTGAAGGAACACTCGGTGGAACAAACACAACAGGAAGTTGGGCTTTCGGAACAGGCTCTGCTGTCGGATTAAGATTCCTTTCAGGCGACGGAACAAGTGCTAATATTCCCGGTCAGGCAATCGTAACATCCGTCTGGGAGTTTGATCAGTTAGATCCATATATCAGTGGATCGGGTAACTAATAATGGCAAAAGCAAGTAAAATTAACGGTGTAAGCATTCACGTTGCAAGAAGAGTGAATAATACAAGAAAATCACTTATCGCTACACTACCCGGCGATACTGCTGTTACAAGACGAGCACACATGTGGCAGTGCAAGTTTGAAGCAGGCGGCAACGATCGTTGGTCTTGTTATCATACTGCATCTGGCTTTGATCCAAATGAACCATATGGCGACTCTACAAGCACCTACGCCCCAACCTCTTATTGGACTGCTAATAACGTTAATGGTTATAACAGAGGCGGTATGCAGTCTCAAATTTATGGCGAGGACAGTAATGGAGTTGGTTGGTGGGGCGCTGTACGCTCTAATGATAATGTTCGCCAGTTCATGCATGCAAGTTCTTCACAGGTAATTGAAGGCGAAGATCCGAATACAGACTCTTGGCCATATGATGGACAGGGTGTAGATCCTTCCGTAAGACCTATAAACTACGCAAAAGTTGCTTTTGGCGCATTCGATAAAGTATGGGTTTTAGGAAAAGAAGACATAAACCAAGATAGTCTTTGTGTTTCTTATAGCGATCCACAGCAGACAAATAATGCTATGAGTTGGGAACGTGTAGCAAACTTAAAATCTGGACAATTAGAAGTATGTATGGTTTCCAACCTTGTAGGAAGAAAATGGGCGGCAATCCAATCACCAAGGTTTTTCCTAAATACAGGTAGCCTATCAAGTTCAGTTGCTAATATAAATGACTGGAATGAGGTAAATTCCAACATTGGAACTACAGTAAATGCTTGGGCGTGGGGACAAAGAGATGGTGAATCATCAGATGGACGTTTTGTTGCTGTTGGAGAGTTAGTTGGCGGTAACTATGGAATTTTTTACAGCACAGACAATGGCGTCAACTGGACACAAGCAACAGCCACTGCTCCCCCCTCCGAGTCTCCACAGATTCTTCTTGACGTGACTTATGACGGAAGAAGAGATAGGTTTATCGCAGTTGGAGCCCGCACTCATGTTTTAACAAGTTCCGATGGTGGCGTCAACTGGGGACCAGTGATTCCCGAAGCGCCTACTAATAATAAAACACTTCATGGTGTAGAAACAGATAACTTCAACGTTATTCTTACTGGCGATGATGTTACGTTTTATATAAGCACCGGCAGCCTCGACACTTTTGAGAAAATTCCGACACCAAAAACCTCATCTTCGGACATTAATACCGCCGCCGATTCATTTATGGCTGCTAACCCAAGTGTTGTTCGCGATCAGGTTGGGCATGGCAATGAGTCCGTCAATACTGCATAGTTCTTGTAAAACCACTATAAGCAACATTAACAGGCATTTCGTGAAATAATATACTATTTATATTTGACTAAATATATTTTATGGAGTGTCTATCTATGTCTACTTTGTTAGAACAAGCAATCGTTGATGCAGAAGCATTAAAAGAAGCAGCAATTAAGAATGCTGAAGCAGCAATTATTGAAAAATACTCCTCTGAAGTTAAGGCAGCCGTCAACTCACTTCTCGAACAAGAAGAAGAGGCTTTAGAGGAAGAAGAAAGTCCAGTAATGGACGAGGTTCCTTATGCTGTTGAAGAAGGCGACGAGCCCGTTATGGTTCGTTTAGACCTCGAAGCCTTAGAGCGTGCTCTGAGCGAGGAAGAAGAAGTCGTTGAGGAAACTCACGAAGACCTCGCTGACACCCTCGAAGAGGAGATCGAGGAGGCTATTGAAGCCGAAGGTGCTGAAGAACTCGAAGAAGAGGTTGAACTTGATGAAGAGATCGAACTCGACGAAGAGATTCTTGACGCGATTGCTGAAGAGTTAAAGGTAGACGTAGGGATCCCAGACCAAGGTCTCGGTGGACGCACTACCCCAACAGACAGAAATTTACAAGGACAAGAAGTCACCCTTGCTGCACTTAAGGATGACGATCTTGCTGAAGAGCGTGAAGCCCTACAGAAGGCTCGTGAAGAAGCCGACATGTACATGGAGCAGATTGCGACTCTTAAGGAAGAGCAGTCCAATATGGAAAAAACAGTTTTACATCTTAAGGAGCGATTGGAAGAAGTCAATCTTTCAAATGCTCGTTTACTTTACACGAATCGGGTGTTAAATAGCACCTCCTTGAATGAGCGACAAAAAACAAGAATTGTCGAGTCTATTTCAAATGCCGATTCTGTTGAAGAGGCGAAGGTAATCTATGAGACCCTTCAAAGCGCAGTGGGAGAGAAAACAAAAACATCTACTCCACAATCACTCCGCGAAGCAGTTGAGAAAACATCGCCAACCCTCCCTCGTCGTAGGGAATCAACCGCTCAAACTCCTCACTTTGATAGGATGAGAGCACTAGCAGGCATAAAAGGAGAAAATAAATAATGTCCGTATTAGATAAACTAACAGAGGGTATTGTTAACCGTGACCTTTCACAAGAGGGCGCTGCTCTTCTCGGTAAATGGGAGAAGACAGGACTTCTTGAGGGTCTAGACAATGACCGTACTCGTAACAGCATGGCTCGCCTTTTGGAGAACCAGGCTAAGGAACTACTCCGTGAGAGTTCCTCAATGGCAGGAGGCGATGTCGAAGGCTTCGCTGCTGTCGCATTCCCAATCGTCCGTCGTGTATTCGGCGGCTTGATCGCAAACGATCTCGTTTCCGTTCAGCCAATGAGCCTACCTTCAGGTCTCATTTTCTTCCTCGACTTCACCGTTTCCGACGAGACTGGTAGCCGTCTTGGAATGCTTTCCGGCGATTCACTCTATGGTGGTGGACGTGTTGCAGCCGAAATCACTGGCGGTGTTAGCCTCGAAGGTCTCAACTCAGAGAATTCTTTCTATGCGTTGAACAATGGCTATTCTTCCCCAACCGGTTCCGGCAACGTTTCCGTTACCGCTATTACTTCCGGTACTTTTGGTGGCACAGGTGACGCACTGTGGGCAGGTGGTCTTGGTGATAAGCTTCTTCGTTACGATCCAGACTTCACCTCTGGAACAACCACAGCAGTTGTAGCTTCTGTTGCTGTATCTGACCTTTCACAGCTTAACCTTGACAACTTGATCGCAATTTCATCCTCTCAGGCACTTGCTAATGCACAGCAGGTTCGCCGTCTTAGCCAGTTCTCTGGTTCTAACAGCGGTCTTTATCAGCCAGGTGATGACAAGGATACCGTTCTATTGGTATTTGCTTCACTTGATGGTGCTGTAACACCTGTTGCGTTGTCAAGCTCTTTCTGTGGCGCAACTGAGCCACTTGTTTGGGCAATCGATGATGACTTTGTAGCAGGACAGGGACTCGGCTCAGTTGTCGGTGATCCTCTCTGGGGACTTGAGGCTCAGACAGCAATCCCTGAGATCGACATCAAGGTTGACTCTGTAAGCATTACTGCTATCACCAAGAAGCTCAAGGCTAAGTGGACTCCTGAGTTAGGACAAGATCTTAACGCTTACCACAACCTTGACGCAGAGGTTGAGCTTACTTCAATCCTCTCCGAGCAGATCGCTCTTGAGATTGATCGTGAGATCCTCGAAGACCTCGTTAAGGGTGCAACCGCAGGTAAATACTACTGGTCCCGTGCAGCCGGTCGATTCGTCAACCGTCTCACTGGTGTAGAAGTTGGTGCAGCTACTGCAACACCTGACTTCACCGGTACAGTATCCGAGTGGTACGAGACTCTCGTCGAGACAATCAACGATGTATCTGCACAGATCCACCGTAAGACTCTACGCGGCGGCGCTAACTTCCTCGTCTGTGGACCAGAAGTTGCTAACGTCCTTGAGTTCACCGCTGGCTTCCGTGCTAACATCACCGCTGACGCAGATCGCGGCACTGTTGGTGCTGTTAAGGTTGGCGCTCTCTCCAAGAAGTGGGACGTTTACGTCGATCCATACTTCCCTCGCAACGTAATCCTCGTTGGTCGTAAGGGTGGATCCTTCCTTGAGAGCGGCTACGTATACGCACCATACGTACCACTACAGGTCACACCTACTATCTTCGGAACCGAAGACTTCGTACCCCGCAAGGGCGTTATGACTCGCTACGGTAAGAAGATGGTACGTCCCGACATGTACGGACTCGTCATCGTTGTTGACCTCGTTTGATACGACTAAACAAGCGGTAGTGTAAAAGAATTCCCTCGTCAAGCAATTGGCGGGGGTTTTCTTTATGCCGTCAACTATTTAATGAGAGGAGACTTATAATTAATGGCAATACCCACCCTTACTCCGGTTAGTCAAGTTAGTGCAATTGTATTACCACGCACCGGCTCGACTTCTAACGTAGCGGAAAATACCCCAATTGGAGTATATGACACATCAGCGGACTTTCTCTCAGGAGCAGCAGATCAAGTAGCATATACGTATCAAAAACTTGGTGGAGATATTTTAGATATCGAATTAACCACTGGTAGTGTTTATTCGGCTTACGAAGAAGCGGTTTTAGAATACTCATATATTATCAACATGCATCAGTCCAAGAACATTCTTTCAGATGTACTTGGTATGACAACAGGAACTTTTGATCATGATGGAGAACTTAAGGCAGGTGCTCTTTCATCAAGTTTGAGTGGAGGGCATGTATCGTTAAAGTATCCAAAGATTACTTTTGGTTTCAACCAGCGCTATACAGACGGCATCTCAACCCAAGCAGGCTTAGGCGGAACTACAACAATTTACTCAGCCTCTTTTACCGCGACAGAAGGTAAGCAAGATTACGACTTAAATGCGATCATTGCAAGTTCTTCTGCAAATAACGAAGATGAAGCAACAGGAGATCCAGTCCCTTACGCTGGCTTGGTTGAGGGCAAGAGACTTATCATTGACAAAGTTTATTATAAGACACCACAGGCAATGTGGAGATTTTACGGCTACTACGGCGGACTAAACACTGTAGGCAACTTGGCTAACTACGGACAATACTCCGATGACTCAACTTTCCAGTTGGTTCCAGTTTGGCAGAATAAAGCACAGGCAATGGAGTTCGAGGATGCGATTTATACAAGAAACTCGCACTACTCTTTTGAGTTGGACAACAATAAATTAAGAATCTTTCCAAATGCTGTAAGTCCAGGCGGCGTAACACCAGGAAACTATCATTTTGATTTTAGGATTGTTGAAGACGCTTGGACGGAGACATCTGGCTCTGCTTCAGGCGTTGATGGTATCAACAATATGAATACTCTTCCATTTGCTAATATTCCATATGATAACATCAACTCAATTGGAAAGCAATGGATTCGTCGTTTTGCTCTTGCATTATCGAAAGAAACTCTTGGACAGGTTCGCTCAAAGTATGCGACTGTTCCAATTCCAGGCGAGTCAGTGACTCTTAACGGTCCAGCACTTATTTCCGAGGGCAGAGAAGAGCAGTCAAATCTTCGCGATGAATTGAAAGATACACTAGATCAGTTGACTTATCAGGCACTTGCTGCTAAGGATTCAGATATTAGTGATAACATTAATAACCTAAACAAGAACATCCCAGCGGGTGTGTTTGTTGGGTAGGGGGCTATTAAATGTCAGACGACGATAAATGGAAACAACCCGCTCAGCCGCCACCCCCGCTATTCTTGGGTGAGAAAGAGCGAAACCTTGTAAAGCAGGTTAATGACGAACTTATTGAGCGAGTCATTGGGCAGCAGATTGTTTACTATCCTATCGACGACTCAATCACCCAGTACAACAACCTTTATGGCGAGGCAGTAGAAAAATCATTCCTGCCTCCAGTTCGCGTATATGCTCTCGTTGACTATCAGAGCCGAGACACAAAAGCCGATACCCCTGCTGGTTTGGACAAAGAAAACACAATTACAATTTACTTCCACAAAAGAAGATTGATCGAGGATCAGGATCTTTATGTTCGTGAAGGCGACTTTGTTTTGTATGGCGATTATTTTTATGAAATTGTAAGCACACAATGGGCAAGACAATTGTTCGGGCAAATTGAGCATACATTTGAGATCGTAGCAACAGGCTACTATTCACGAGAGGGACTATTCGATGCCACCTGATAACCCAAGAGAACAAGAACTTGCACCACTCAAAGAGTTGGAGATCCAGCCCTCAACTATTGAGACTATTGATCGCGCCCTCTTCGAATACATTGACGAGGAACTTGATATCTTCTGCACCACAAACAAGGGCTTTAAGAAAGTACCTTTTATCTGGGCAGGAGCCGAACGTGCTTTTCAGATCAAGCACAATAGAGAACTCCGAGACGTTAACGGTTTTTTAATTTACCCCATCATGTCTCTTGAACGTAAAAGCATTACAAAAGATCTTGCAAAGCGTGGTGCTTATTATGCAGCAGCACAAAACGTTGGCGATACCAAAGGCGGATCAATGACTGTTGCGAGAACAATTAAACAAGATAAGACAGCCAATTTTGCAAACGCCGACTCCAAGCGCTTGATTTTGAACACTGTTGGAAACGGTCAAAACAACTTCCCAAAGAAAAACGAGAAAGTTGTTTACGAGACAATTACAGTTCCCATCCCAGTTTATCTGGAGGTGACTTATACCCTAACTGTAATGACTGAATATCAACAACAAATTAATGAAATTATCACACCTTTCATGACTAAGACAGGTGCTGTAAATTATTTTATTGCAGAGAAAGACAACCATCGTTTTGAGGTTTTTATCGAGTCAGATTATGCACTAAATAACAACGCAGCATCCTTGCTCGATGATGCCCGAGGTTATGAAACACAGATCAACTTTAGAGTTATCGGATACATCATCGGAGCCGACAAAAACCAAGAGCAACCCAAGATTGTTCGAAGAGAAAATGCAGTCGAAGTAAAGATCCCAAGAGAGCACGTAATCT